ATCTAAATATCGAAGGTAGATTGAAAAAACGAGATTTGGAAGGAATACCAGGATTAAATCTAGATAAATTTCATGTGATTGGATCTCAAACAGGTAAAATATTACATGCTGAAGAATACTTACAAATTGCAGAAAGAATTATTAATGAGATTCCAGGATCTCTTTTAATTATTGACTCATATTCTGCATTGTGTACAGAAGCAGAAATAACAAGCGATATGAATAAAATGCAAAGAGCAGATGGGGCAAAATTATTAGCTAAATTTTGTAGGAAAGTTGCGAATGTTATTCCTGTGAACAGAAATATTGTTATAGGTATAACTCATTTGATGGGTAATCCCGGTAATGGATATGTAGAATGGAAAGAAAAAAGTGGACAGGCTATAGCATATCAAACGGATATTAAATTAAAAGCAACTTATTTCAAAGCATGGAATCTATCCGACGATTCTCCTCAAATTGGACAAGAAATCGAATGGCAAGTATTATGTTCAGCATTAGGTCCACCCGGAGGAAAAATAACATCTTATTTAAGATATGGACAAGGAATAGATAAATATATGGAATTACTGACTCTTGCTGTTGATATGGGACTTGTATCCAAGGGCGGAGCATGGTATACTCTTACAAGTGCTCCAGACAAACCAAAATTTCAAGGTTTAGAAAAAACTAGACAATTTTTAGTAGATAACAATAAAGTGTACGAAGATTTATGGAATGAGATAAAAACTACTATGGGATTAAAATGCAAGTAAAAGATTTAGATAATAATACTGTTCATTGGCAATTGATCGGTAATATTTCCCATGGTTCTATGCAAAATAAATCATCATTACATCTTAAAGCAAGAGATCTATTACATAAATGTTTTCCTACACTACAAATTTTAGAAGAAGTAGCCATACCATTAAGAAAAGCAGAAACTCTATATATGGATTTTTATTTACCTCTTACAAAAACTTGCGTAGAAGTTCATGGTGAACAACATTTTAAGTTTAATAAATTTTTTCATAATTCCGTATTAGGATTTATGAAACATAAAAAAAGAGATGAGAATAAAAAAGAATGGTGCGAAAATAATAATATTAAATATATAGTTTTATCGTATGATAACATCGACTCTTGGGAAGAAATTATTAAAACATGAACACCAAAGATCAAGTTAGTGAATGGGATAAAGTTCTAGACGAATATGAGAATCAATTAGGTTTGGGTACCTATGTACCAAATCAATTTGATGAATCAGAATTAAATAAATATTTGTATATGTCTAGAGATGAGCTTGAAAAGTTAACACCAGAAGATTGTTCCATAATCGCATATAGACTTGGACAGTTTTCTTTTCATGTACAAAGATCTATTAATAGAGAAATAGCTAGATATAATTGGTCAGAAGAAAATATTAAAGAAGCTATAGCTGATGATATCAATAATTATAAAGGCTATGGATACATAGAAAAATCTAGTCAGGCTATAAAGCATAATGATAAAGCAAATGCTCTTAATAAGATCAAAAAATATGCCAAACAAAGAAGCGACAGATTACAATATATAGCAAATAGTATTAAAAATCTATCTGATATTCTCTTATCCATTTTAAAAACAAAGGTAAAACATGGATCTATCTCCTAAACAAATTCAACAGATGATCGATATGTTACAACTAATGTTGGACAATCAGTCGTCAGAAACTAATACTGAAGTAGAGGACGAACCCACCCCTACAAAAACTAAAAAGAGCAATTTCTATAATAAATTCTCTGATATGCCAGAAAAAAATATGCATAAAGAGGACGTAGAAATAGATCAAAGATTACAACAAAAACCGCCTATGCCAAGAACCAGAAAAACAAATTTGGTTTCTGTAAAATGCAGGGTTTGTGGTAAACAAGATAAGGTTAGTCCATCGTTGGTTATATCAACAGATAGGTATAAGTGTAATAAGTGTTCCATTTCAGCAGGATGAAAATATGATATTGTCTGACTCTGCGGCCGAAAGGGCTGTTTTAAGCGGAATATGTTTGTTTGGTGATGAAGTATATGTGGAAATTTCTGATATTATATCAGAATCAACATTTACTATAGACAGCAATATTTACTTATATAAGTGTATAAAGCATATTTTATCATCAGAACCTAAAACCAAACTTGATATAGCATCAATTTTATCGGCATCTCAAGAGGTTGGTTTATCTCATATTTTATCTCATAAAGACGAAATCCAACATCTTAAAGCCATATTAAGTTTTCCTGTAGAAAAAAATAATGTTAAGAAGTTTGCGACTAAAATTAAGAAGCTAGAAATAGCCAGACTACTAACTCAACAACTTCAACATGCACAAAATAAAATAGAAAATATTTCTGGCACAGAAAGTATAAATAGTATAGTTAGTATAGCAGAAGACAGTGTGTTTAATTTTGTTAATTCTATAGATCAAGTAGATAATAATCCTGAAATTATTGGTAACGAAATAGATCAATATATAGAATATTTAGGAAATAATCCAATAGATCAAGTTGGTATTTCAACCGGGTTTCCAATATATGATCAGTCTATAGGTGGAGGATTAAGAAAAAGCACAATCAATGTTATAGCAGCAAGGCCAAAAACAGGCAAAACATTATTGTCGGATAATATGGGTTTTCATATAGCAAATAAGCTTAAAATTCCTGTATTGAATTTAGATACAGAAATGACAAAAGAAGACCATATTCATAGAATATTAGCTATGATGACAGAAGTAGAAATTAATAGTATAGAAACTGGTAAATTTTATCAATCAGAAACTCTTAAAAATAAAGTCACCAAAGCTGCTAAAGATTTACTAGAAACAAAACTTTATTATAAATCTATTGCCGGTAAAAGTTTTGAAGAACAAATAGCAATAATGAGAAGATGGCTGGTTAAAGATGTTGGACTTAATCCAGATGGTACAGCCAAAGATTGTGTGATTTTTTATGATTATTTGAAGCTGATGGATAGTGCCGGAATATCTCAGGATATGAAAGAATATCAGGTATTGGGTTTTATGATGACGTCATTGCATAATTTTGCTACCCAATATAAAATTCCTGTTGTGGCTTTTATACAATTAAATAGAGACGGAATATCAAAAGAAAGTACAGATACAGCAAGTGGTTCAGATAGAATCATTTGGTTGTGTAGTAACTTTACAATCTTTAAAAGAAAAAGTGATGAAGAAATTGCAGAAGATGGACCAACAAACGGTAATCGCAAACTAGTTCCACTCATTAGTAGACACGGCGGCGGATTGGACGACAATGACTATATCAACTGCTACATGAAGGGTTGGTGTGCCAAAATTGTTGAGGGTAAAACAAGATTAGAATTACTTAATGGAACTAATAATACTGATGAAGAATTTGACATTGAGAACGACCACGAAACCCTACCGTTCATATAATCAATTAGAACTAAAAATTATTTGTGATCAATTATGTGATAAGATAGATGATTTATTATCTCATTTTAATATTGATTATAAACACACAAATAGTTCTATGATTTCTATGACCTGTCCTATTCATGGTGGAGATAATCCAACCGCATTAAATATTTATCATGAGGGAGATAATTATAGAGGTAATTGGAAATGCAGAACTCATGGGTGTGAAAAATTTTTCAAGGAGTCTATTTTAGGTTTTATTAGAGGAATAATTTCTAATAGAAAATATAAATGGGGTGAATCTGGAGATAAAACCGCATCTTTCTATGAAGCAATAAACTTTGCTGAAAAGTTTTTAGGAAATAGTATTGCAGAAATAAAAATTGATTATCAAACTGAAGATAAAAAATCTTTTACTAGAATTATAGAAAAGATACATAATAACAGCAATACCGATAATGTTCCTAGTTTAACTAGAGATGTTGTTCGTAGTCATTTAAAAATACCATCACAATATTACATAAATCGTGGGTATTCGTCAGATGTTCTGGTTAAATACGATGTTGGTCTATGCGACAGACCAAATAAAGAAATGTCTAATAGGGTCGTAGCGCCCGTATACGACATTACTGGGCAG